CATTTATAAATAATCTATAGTTCCCACTACTTTTCCAACTACAATTGGAAGAAGGTGGTAAAATTACCAGTAAATACAATACTTTAGGTTGAATGCTTGCCTTAATCCTGTTATAATGTAGTTGTAATTATTCCAACTACACAGGAGGATGAGCAGGATGGCTTACATTGCATACTCAACGCCAAAGGCCAATGGAGCGGTTTATGCAACCGTTGTTGAAAGTACCAGGGAAGGCAGCAAAGTCAAACAACAGCGTATCGAAAACCTTGGCCGGGTTATCGATGTCCAAAAAGGTATTTTCAAAAACCGCAAACGAGGAGTGTTCCGCTACACGCTGGAAGACGGCTTTATGGATGCTGATATCCCAGCCCCTGACAGTGCCGGTATGCAGCCAGCACCGGAAAAGCTAATCCTTGACTTTGGAGACAGCTATGTATTGGATCAATATATACACACCCTGCCCTTTTTCCATGTGATCTCAGATATAATGCCACTCCAGAGAGATACTTTGTTTTCGCTCCTTTTTTACCGCATGCTCACTGATAAAAAGGCATACTGCTATGCGGATACCTGGTGGTCCGGCAATTATGCAAGGCTCCTGTACCCGGGCGCAAGACTGCAGGGCCAGCGTGTCAGCGAATTCCTGGCTGCGCTTGGGGAGGAAGCACTCCAACGGCAATTTTTTAGCAGTTATCTTTCTGCCCTTTATGGGGGCAGCGAAAAGACAGCGGGCATCCTGATCGGCAGCACCGGGCTGGAAAACGCCTCCAAAATGTCCATCACGCAGCTGAACAACCATAATGGCGATATCAACATGGAAATCCGCCTGACCTATGTCATAGACCGCCGCAACGGCATGCCTGTCTATTTCCGGTACTGCCCTGGAAACATCGTGGATGTGAGCACATTATGCACTACCGTGGCCGAGCTGCCACAGTATGGCGTCTCAACTGACTATGCCATTGTCGATGCCGGCTATTTCAGCGAAGATAACGTAAAAGAGCTCTACAGGAACGGGATACGCTTTGTCACAAGGCTCGCCCCCAACCGTAAGATCTACAAACAGGTGGCTGCCAGCGAGCTGGGGGATATCCTTTCCTCAAAATATGCCGTACGCTATGGCAGCCGGCTTGTCTATCTGAAAAAAACGGCAGTCGATGTGTATGGGAATAAGGGCTATGCCTATATCGGCATGGACATGGACAGCCGCAGCCAGCAGTTCAAGCGTGCCATGTCCCATGCGACTGATGATAAGCTTTCCGCAGATGAGACGGATGCACGTATGGCAAAACTGGGGACTTTTATGCTCCTTTCCTCGGATGACATGGAGACAAAGGATATCCTCCCGCTGTATTACACAAGGCAGCAGGTTGAGCAGGTCTTTGACATTGGCAAGAACAATGCGGACCTGCTGCCATTGCGTATCCAGCATGAGGACACGTTCCGGGGACACCTGATGCTGACTTTCATGGCTACAGCAATTTTCCAAAAGCTGCAGAGGGATATCCTGTCCCGGCGTAAAAAAGGGAACAGGATAAATCCTGAAGGCGCATTCATGAAATTGAGGAACCAAAAGTGTAAGGTATACGAACAAAATATCATTCCACAGGAGCCAGTCAAAGAAGTCAATGATATTTACAAACTGTTGGGCATAAAGTTTCCAACATTATTACCTCGGGATGAATTAATGTAGTTGGAATTTCTCCCGGGAACTATAGATTACTGGATCGCTGACCGTTCCGGTAGAACTGTACAGAGACTCAATGAGCTTTACAGCACTAACGGACAGGTCGGTTTCGTTGCGACGGAGCGTGTTGACGGCAAGGTGATCCTTTCAGAAGGCATCCAGCTCCTGAAGATGAAGGCAGGCAATTCGTAAGAGCAGGAAGTGATTTCAGCGGCAGTGCATTAAGGTGTGCTGCCGCCTGTTTGTGAGGTGATGTCAGATGATCGTGACTGTGGAAGAGATGAAGAATTATCTGAGGATCGATTTCGAGGATGATGATTCACTTTTGGAAAACTTCATAGCGGCAGGTGTGAAGCAGTGCATGGATATCCTGCGGACAGACGATGAGAATGATCTGGCTGACTGTCCGAACGGAAAGATAGCCGTGATGTTCACCGTGGCGTATCTGTATGAGCACAGGGAAGAGGCTGACCACCATGTGATGGACCTGACTCTGAGGGCTCTGCTATTCGGAAGCCGGAAGGAGGGATTCTGATGGATGTGGCGGCTTTGAGGTCAAAGGTGATGTTCCAGAAGAATGAGACTGTGACGGACAAGTACGGGAATCATAAGAATGATTGGACGGATTACTATACCTGTTTTGCAACGATCGGCGGCGAAGGCCTGGCGAGTTCAAAAGAAGAGCAGGTCGCCGGGACTACGGTGGAGGAAGCATCCATGACCGTTACGATCCAGTACTGTCAGAAATCAGCGGCGATCACTTCCACGGGGTTCAGGGTCGTGTTCATGGGTGAGCTTTATAACATCGAGAACATTGACCACATGAATTTCAGGAAACGGTCGCTGAAGTTTACCTGCAGGAAGGAGCGGCGATGAATCAGACGATAAAAATAGATCAGCTTGCGGATACCGTGATGAAGGGGATGGAGGATTACGCGAAGCTTGTGGTGGATGACCTGAAAGCGGATGTCCAGAAAGCCGGGAAGACGGTGAAGCAGCAGATTGAAAGCACGGCTCCTAAGAAGACCGGGAAGTATTCCAAAAGCTGGGCAATCAAAAAGACCAGGGAAACATCCAATTCCATACAGATCGTGGTGCATTCCAAGAGGTATCAGCTGACGCATCTTTTGGAGTTCGGCCATGCGAAGAGGGGCGGCGGAAGGACGAGGGCTTTTCTGCATATCGCTCCTGCGGAACAGGCGGGTATCGAGCAGCTGACAAGGGATATCGAGAGGGATTTACAGAAGGGCGGTTAGTGATATGGAGATCATTCTTTTGTTATTCGTTATTGCTGTCGGGATTTCCGTGTTTGCTGCTCTACTACGGCACACGGAGAGGTGAGAAATGCCGCGGTCATCCCTATAACTGCCTGGTCTGCCGCCATGCTGCCGAATGCAACATAGAGATCGGGAGGAAGAAGGATGACGCATGAAGAAGTGATGCAGATGATGGAGGAAATGAAGATCCCCTTCGCGTATGACCATTTCGCGGAAGGTGAATCGCCTGATCCGCCGTTCATCTGCTTTTTGTTTCCGGGTTCGGAGAACTTCGCCGCTGATGATGTGGTTTACATGGAGTTTTCCAACCTGAGCATTGAACTTTATGCCGACGAAAAGGATCTGGAGCTGGAAGACCGTGTGGAAGCGGTTCTGAACGCGCATGAGATTTTTTGGAACAAATCGGAGGTATGGATCGAATCAGAAAAACTATACGAAGTGCTGTACCAGATGACGGTATAGCGGAAAGAGAGGTTGATTATGTCGAATACAAACAACAAGGTGAAGTTCGGCCTTAAGAACTGCCATTATGCGAAGGCTACCCTTGATCTGGATACCAATGCCGTGACATTTGGTACGCCTGTAGCGATTCCAGGCGCGGTGAACCTAACGCTTGATCCGGAGGGTGATACGGAGCCGTTTTATGCGGACGATATGGTGTATTACACCACGGTAGCGAACAACGGTTATTCCGGTGATCTGGAAATCGCGCTGATCCCGGAAAGCTTCAGGAAGGATATCCTGAAAGAGACTGAGGACGCAAACGGCGTCATGGTGGAGGATTCCACGGTGGAGCCTGAGCATTTCGCCCTGCTCTTTGAGTTTTCCGGGGATAAGAAAAAGATCAGGCACTGCATGTATTACTGTACCGCTGCAAGGCCTACGATCGAGGGCAAGACCAATGAGGATTCCAAGGAAGTCCAGACGGAGAAGCTGGAGATCACGGCGACTCCGCTTCCGAACGGGCTTGTGAAGGTAAAGACCGGCGCAAATACTTCCGACGCGGTTTACAACGGATGGTATTCCAATGTCTATCAGACGGAGAGCGCTCAGGTGTCGGCG